TTTACAAAAGAGTTCACAAATGGTCCAAAGACCCTGAGACAGGCGAACGTGTATATACACCGTATGAAAAGACAGTTCCACGTGTCGAATCTGTTTCTGTCTGGGATTTCCATCCTGATCCTTCCGCAACCTCTCTCGATGACTGTGAGTACGTTATAGAACGTCATCGCATGAATCGTCAACAGTTACGGGCACTCATTCAACGTCCATACTTTGATGCCGAGGCTATATCCCGTGCGATAGTCAAGGGACCTAACTACGAAGACAAGTACTACGAAGATACCATTCGTGAAGATGAGACTGAGCCGTACTATCAAGAGAACCGCTACGAAGTATTAGAGTATTGGGGGGTACTCGATGCTGAGTTTGCAAGAAGTGTAGGGATGGATATCGGTCGTGATATCAGCGACTACGAACAAGTTCAGGTAAACGTGTGGATATGTGGTCAAGAAGTCATCCGTTGTGTGCTCAACCCCTTCACACCAGCTCGCATCCCGTATCAAGCCTTTCCATTTGAGATCAACCCATACCAGCTCTGGGGCGTCGGCGTAGCCGAAAACATGGAAGATGCCCAGATGCTCATGAATGGTCACGTCCGCATGGCCATCGATAACTTGGCGCTCGCAGGCAACCTCGTGTTTGACGTGGACGAAGCAAGCCTCGTACCGGGTCAGAACATGGACATCTTCCCGGGTAAGATCTTCCGTAGACAGTCCGGCGTGACAGGTACGGCTATCAACGGACTCAAGTTTCCTAACACCGCACCTGAGAACATCCAGATGTATCAGATCAGTCGGCAGTTGGCAGACGAAGAGACGGGCATTCCGTCGATCATGCACGGCCAAACAGGTGTCACTGGTACCGGACGTACTGCGGCAGGTCTTTCGATGCTCATGGGCGGCGCATCGCTGTCTATGAAGACGGTAATAAAAAACATCGACGACATGTTACTCAAGCCTCTCGGAGAAGCGTATTTCCAGTGGAATATGCAATTCAATGAAGAATCTCCCGAGATCGAGGGTGACCTAGAGATCAAGCCACGCGGCACAGCCGCAATCATGCAAAAAGAAGTGCGGTCACAGAGACTCACGGCACTCTTACAGACGGTTGCCAACCCAATGCTCGCACCGTTCATCAAGATCCCTAACTTGATGAGAGAATTGGCCATATCACAGGATATTGATCCAGATAGTCTGGTCAACGACGCTAGTGAAGCGCAGATTTATGCAGAAATGTTAAAAGGAATGATGGCAAATGCTCAACAAGAAGCAGGCGCAAATGGTGGCCCCGGTGGTCAACAACCCGGAGTGGGACCGGATGGTGGAGTACCTCAAGGAGCTCCGGGAGTCGACAATTCTGGCCGTGGTGCGGGCACAATCGGAACGGGAGATGTTCCACTTGCAGGGGAAGCTGGCTTTACTGGAAACACTGGTGGACCTGAAGAAGGTAGTATCTAATGTACAAAAGGCTGATTGATAGTTGGAATCATAATGAAGACTGGTACGTCAGCCTGCACGGGTGCTTTGTAGGTGATTTCGGCTACGGTGGCATGGAAGGTGATGAAGGCCCAGACGACGGGGGTCCGGGTAACGTAGGTTCCTACAGTGGTGGTAACGAAGGTAGCGGTGACCGCACGGGTGACAGGACGGTTACTTACGACGATGGCACGATAGTTACGTTCGATAGAACTCGCGCTGATGCAATCATGGATATGCGGGATAGGGCTATTGACGCCTCTACTGCAACAGGCTCTAATTTTGCTTCGGCACTCGTAGATTCAATAGGCGATGTATTCTCTTCGTCGATGAGTATCAATGATTTTAACGATGCATTTCCGGATTACGCTGTAGGGTTAGAAACGGCCCCGGATCAAATGTACGGACCTAGCCCGGGCGCACAAATAAGTGTTTTGGGACCGGCATTTAACGATCTAACCGCCTCGACAACGGCGATGACTGATACCGGGTTCATAGATACCCAGTTAGCCACACAGTCCGCACTTGCAGGAGCTGGACAGTTTGGACTGCTAGGTAGAACCGGGTCCCTCGGGAGAATGGCTACAACAGAGCGAGAATTTGGTAACATATCGGTTGTAGACGCCGCCAGAACGGCAGGTTCCATAGCCAATACCGTAACGGGAGTTATGCTAGGCGGTTTAATAAGTCCTCCGGTGGCAAATGCGCTCGGAGGTTTAACTCAGACAGCCATGGAATCTCAAATACTGGGTACTGAGATTGATGCAAAGACAGCCGCTCAAAATGCCCTATCTTCTGTCGTAGGGGGATTTGCCGGACCTTTTGTTGGTGGGGAGATTGCTCAAACCGTTTTCAACGCTACAGGAAGTATACCGGGTGCTGTAGCAGGCTACGTAGCGGCAGATCTTGGTACTAGAAATTTAGCTGACATCGCGGCTGAACAAATAGTGTCACAAGCGGTACCGGCAGGAGCCCTTGCTGATTCGTTTACAGTTCCGGATATGGCATCAGAAACCTTTGATATTCCGATGCCACAGGCTCGACCCTCCGATATTCCAACACCACAGGCTCGCCCTGCAGATATATCAACACCGTCTACTCAACCTGCTGGTATAACAACGCCACAAACTAGCCCTGTTGATATGCAGATTCCACAAGCCCGACCTGCTGACATACCTATGCCACAGGCTCGACCCACGATTACGATGACGCAGGAAAGAGCCCAAGAACTCGCAGGGCAACTTCGCGACGCGGCAGAGAACATACCGGGACCTGATTACGGAATCTCTCAACCCGTTTCGGGCCTGCCAACTCCGAACCTCGCACCTCCGGTGAGCCCAGACCTTGCAACTCCGGTGAGCCCAGACTTTGCAACTCCGGTGAGCCCTGATGTGGCCGCTGTTGTTGGAAAGTATTCGGGCCTAGGAATGGCAATAGATAGAAATGCTTCTACCCTCGTTCAGAACGTAGCTCGCGAAGTTACCCCGTCTGTTCCAACACCACGTGCTCGTCCGGGTGAAGCCATTCCGACACCATTTGCCCGTCCGGGGGATGCTCCTACACCATCTACTCCGACACCAGTTGCCCGCCCGGGTGAAGCCATTCCGACTCCCGTAGCTCGACCAGATGTAGCGTTTGTACCCAATGCTGATTATACAAATATGGAAGCTGACATAGGTTTTGGTGTACCGAGACCTGTTGCTAGACCAGCCGGGGAAGTTGTTCCTCCTAATACTAAGGTTCAGGCAAATCTCGACCCGGAAACTCCTGTTGTTCCTGTCACTACTCCTCCAAACGTGACTATCCCGACCCCTAGAAAGAGACCAGCAGACAAACTGCCTCCAGTAGTTGTGATCCCAACTAAAAAAGAATACGAATCTCGCTTAAAAAAAGGTGCTTTAGCATATCAAAACTATGAAAAAGTAAATTCTATGAACCCCGGTTTTCCACTTGCCAATAATTTGTTTACGGACAAAACATTGACAAGTAACTTTGGTTATAGAAAAGATCCCTTTACAGGAAAAACTAAAAATCATAATGGGCTGGATTTTGCTGTACAAACAGGAACTGACGTATTTTCCATGTTAGATGGAGTAGTCATACGTACATACACTAATAATACTGGGTATGGAAAGGACGTAATGGTACAACATGACAACGGCATTGTAAGTCTTTATGCTCATTTGAGTAATAACTCTGTTGTAAAAGAGGGAGATGAGGTAAAAAAAGGAGATGTAATAGGTATATCTGGTAACACTGGTTCTAGCACCGGAGCTCATCTTCATTTTGAAATTAGAGACATTAGTAATGCTCAACTTACAAATCCTGTCAGTGCTTATTTTAACGATAAAGCAACTTTAAAAGTAGATCCTGCTTTTATGATCGGCCCAAAATCGGTGCCTATACCTGCTCCTAGACCAACCTACGCTTCCGGTGGAACTGTAAACCGCACCGGTTCAAATTTCATAAATCCTCGTGATATGATGCGCAAGACAAACGACATCTTGATTGATGTACAGCTCGCTCAGAAGTTCGGTATGCCGGTAGACTCTCTGACGATGAGCAAGCTACTCAAGAATCGCATCACAGGAGAAGGCGACGATCCCCTATACTTCATCAAAGAAGGTTTGACAGCTTCCGAACGAGAGCGAATGTCTCGCGACTTGGTTACCTTGAAGACCGTAGGAGACAAAGTCAAATCTCCAGAAATGAAGATGGCTCTCGGCGGCATAATCCAAAGAAAAATGGCTGAAGGTGGAGCAATCCAAGATCCGACTATGGTGGGTCAGCCGGAAACGAACGAAACACTCTCCCCTGATAACGTTGCAGACGACGTGCCAATGAAGGGTGAAGATGGTGGTTTTGTAATCAACGCTCCTGCCGTTGCTCAAGCTGGTAAGATGTACATTCAAGAGCTTATTACCGAAGCTATGGATTCTTTAAGATCCAAAGGCAATAGGATCGCTACGAAATCTGGCGCAAAAGTGGATGAGGACACCGTACCCCTTCTAGTATCTGAAGGAGAGGTCTACCTACCCCCTGAGATCGCAGAAGAGATCGGCATCTCCCGTCTAGAAAAAATCAACAATCGCGGCAAAAAGAAAGTCGCAAAACTACAAAAAGAGGCAGAAGAAGAAAAGGCTCCCCGAGAGGGTTTCGTAGCCGCTCCTGCCCAAGGATACGCAAGAGGTGGTTTGGTAGCTTATGAACCTCCCGAAGATTGGTTTTGGCAAGAAGAAGATCAAAGCTATCGTTTGCCGGGAGGTACAGAGATTAAAGGACCGCGCCCCGGAGACATGGTAGATCGTAAGGTAGCTAAAAACGTAGGAAAAGATGTATTTTTTAGCGTTCCTATGCAACCATCGATATACGGTCAGGGCACTTCTGCCGCTATGAATGCAATTCAATACGATGAGATGAGAAGAATGAATGCCACTGAAAGTCTCTCTTCTTATGAATTTGGACCTAGGATGGTTCCAAATGTTGGAACAGCTATTAGCGACGGATACGCTGATATGGACTACGACTCCGCTCTAGATATTTACCGTGACTACACAAAAAGAGTCTACGGATAAAAGAATCCCACATGGGATATCCCGTCGGCCACCCGTACTTGCTTGCGGCCCCGACTTTACAACCGAAGCGGCCACCCGTCACAAACGGCCCCGCATGACACAAGGTGAATCATGACAAAAGCAAAAGGGCATCGTGCCAATAAACCTAACGATTCGTTCGGTACGATCAACAACGATAATCTTTATCGCGGAAGCTACAAAGAAGACGTGTATAAAGAAGATGAAGACACGGAAGTAAGTGAGCAAGATGAACAGACTGACCCCTCTCAAGAGGCTACTCAGGAAGAAAACTTCGCCAACGAACCCGAGTCGCAACAAAACGAAGTAGATTACAAAAAACGGTACGACGATCTCAAGCGTCACTACGACGAGAAAGTCAACGAGTACAAGTCTGAGATCGAAGAAATGAAAGCAGGAAAAACTCAACAGTATACAAACGAGGAACTTGAGCAGATTAAGCAACAGAACCCCGACTTGTATAACATGATTGAGAAAGTATCATCTGCACGAGTTCAAACCCTCCAAGAGGAACTGGAACAGCTAAAGTCCAAAGAAAAAGAACTCGTCAAGCAAAAAGCATACGAAGAACTGCTTCGTTTACAACCCGACTTCGACACGCTCAAAGCGGATGAGAAGTTCTTAGAGTGGTTGCAAGAACAGCCGAAATCTATTTCTGATGGCATCTATCGTAACAACACAGACGCTAAGTGGGCATCTCGTGTAGTTGATCTCTACAAAGCGGACACAGGGTCCAAACCACAGAAGAAGTCCAAGAACGCCGACGCCGCCGCCTCCGTCACCAAGCCTCAAGCAAAAGAGGTACAGACTAGGGCAGACGGTAACAAGCGCACTTGGAAGGCTTCTGAGATCCGGAAAATGAAGCCGTGGGAATTCGAGAAACTCGAAGAGGAACTCGACAGCGCACGTTCTGAAGGCCGGATCGACTTTTCAAGTTAATTGTCAATCCATCAAGGAGGAATAACCGATGGCTTTCAATAGTGCCGCAGGTTACAACAACCTGCCTTCTGGTAACTTCACGCCAGAAATCTTTAGCCAAAAGGTTCTCAAGTTCTTCCGTCGTGCGTCAGTTGTAGAGGATATTACCAACACTGACTACGCCGGTGAAATTGAAAACTTTGGCGACACCGTTCGCATCATCAAGGAGCCGACCATCACCGTCTCCCCATATGCTCGCGGTTCTGTAGTAAACCCACAGGATCTGGCTGATGACCAGATCACCATGGTCGTAGATCAGGCCAACGCATTTGCGTTCAAGATCGACGACATCGAAGAGCGTCAATCACACGTAAACTTCGAAGCTTTGGCCACCTCTTCTGGTGCCTTCTCTTTGAAGCGTAAGTATGACTTCAACGTTCTGCAGTCTATGGCCGATGGCGCTGGTATTGCCGGTGCTGACGACGCCTCTGTGTCCGGTGGTCTTCTTTCCACCAACACCGCACTCGGCACTGCCGCTTCTCCAGTAGCCATCCACACGGATCAAGACAACGCTGTCAACCTGATGTTGGAAATGGCCAAGGAACTCGACGAACAGTCCGTTCCTGAAGAGAACCGTTGGTTCGTTGCATCTCCTGCTTTCTATGCCCAGCTATTCGCCGCTGGTTCTAAGTTTGCAGAAGTGCAGGTAACCGGTGACCAGACTTCTCCATTGCGGAATGGTCTCGTCATGCAGGGCAACATCGCTGGATTCCGTTGCTACAAGTCAACAGCCCTAACCACGGGTCTCACTGACGCTGTTAGCATCTCCGGTGTAACTGCCGCCGCAGGTGAGTCAATCGTACTCGCTGGTCACATGTCTGCATGTGCCACTGCTTCTCACATCGCCAAAACTGAAGTTGTTCGTTCAACCGAAACCTTCAGTGACATCATCCGTGGTCTGCACGTATTCGGACGTAAGGTACTTCGCCCAGAAGCCATCGTTCGTGGCGTCGTAGACACAACAGCATAAGGGAGCCATAAATCATGACTGATTATACAATCACAAATGGTGCCGCTGGCATCCCTGCTGGTGAGAAGGCGTACATTGCAGAGGTCGTACTCGACTTCTCAACCACCAACCTCACCACTTCTGACTCTGTTGAAGCATTCGAAATCCCAGCCAACACCCTTGTATTGGGTGGAGGTATCGTGGTTACGACTCTCGACGGTACGTCAACTTCTCTCGATCTCGGTGACGACACTTCCGCAGACTACCTCGTATCTGCTGTAGATTCAACCGGCACCAATCAAGAGTTCAATATGGCTCCAAAGTTTTACGCATCTGCCGATACTTTGGACGTGACTGCCAACACCTCCACCTTCACAGGTGTAATCCGTGTGTTTGCAATCATGGCTCCAATCGGTGCCGCTCCAAGCGACGCCGCATTTGCCTAACACACTGGGGAGGCCCTTCGGGGCCTCTCCTCCTTTTTTCTTTACAACTCATTATTTATGTGATAAGTCAAAGACAACCTACCGGGGGGTAAACCCATATGGCCACTACTAAAGATGTTGAAAGACTCTCATCGGGTCGGATTAAATATCGTGGTGAAACCTTCCCCGGTTTCAACAAACCCAAGCGCACACCTGATGGTCCTAAGAAGTTTGCCGTGCTGGCCAAGAAGGATGATCAGATTAAGCTAGTAAGGTTTGGCGACCCAAATATGGAGATTAAAAAGGACGATCCGGAGAGACGTAAAAGCTTCCGTGCTCGTCATAAATGTGACACGGCAAAAGATAAGTTCACTGCTCGTTATTGGTCGTGTAAGAACTGGTAGGGTTATGGTATATTACACATCTAACATACCGGGTATAACAAATACTTTTTCTCTGATATCTACAGTAGAAGATCAGGAAAACACGCTATACACCTGCCCTTTAAATTGTAAAAGTCACGTTAGTTTACTTTTTATAAATAACAGCGGCTCTGGAACTGTAGATATATCTATAAAATTACAGCGTTCAGATGCAACCAATATAAATATTCTCTCCGGGAAAAACTTTTCTAGTGCTGAGTTTCTTCAATTTTCTGATGCATTCATCGTTTTGCAGGCAGGAGATAGCCTAAAAATAACACCCTCTTCTCAAGCTTCTCCGGTTGTTCATTCGCTTTGTACCGTAGAAGAGTTCTTTATTACTACGACAGGAGTAGGATAATGCCAACTGTCAAAAAAACAAAAAAAGCTATGGAGAAGCTCGGTGTCATCAAGAAGGCTACGAGAAGCGGCGTGGCAAAAAAGACAGCGCCGAAGCCGAAGAAAGCAAGTAATCCGGGAACGCCGGCACGAACGGCGCAAGAACCGACAGGATATGCAAAAGGCGGTGAGACAAAATCTCGTGTTAACGAAGCCGGTAACTACACAAAACCCACAATGCGTAAAAATCTTTTTAACAAGATTAAAGCAGGTGGGAAAGGTGGTAAGCCGGGACAGTGGTCAGCACGTAAGGCACAGATGCTTGCTCAAGAGTATAAGAAGAAGGGTGGCGGCTACAAAAGCTAGACACGGCTAGATCATCTCTCTACAATGGTAGGTAGGCTCAAACAACCTACAGGGAGATGACCATGCAAAAGTTGGTTCTCGATGCACTTAATTTTCGCTACAACAAGCAGAAAAAAGAAGCGGAGACTGTAATCAATTGGTACGCCAGCAACTGGGATGAAGAGTCTTTGGACATCATCGACGAAGCCCTAGATAACTGGATAGCCGCAGATGACAAAGTCGTTGCCCTGTATGAGATTGCCGGAGATGTCGACGGCCTAACCAAATATATCTTTGGAGAAACAAATGGCACTAGCAAAGAGCCAACGTTCCCTGAAATCATGGACGAAGCAGAAGTGGCGAACCAAGTCCGGTAAGCCATCCACGCAAGGTTCCAAAGCAACTGGAGAGAGATATCTGCCCGAGAAGGCGATCAAGTCTCTCTCTTCAAAAGAGTACGCCGCCACGACAAAAAAGAAACGTGAGGCTACTAAGGCAGGTAAACAAGTTAGCAAACAGCCCAAAGCTATTGCTAAAAAAACCAAGCCTTATAGAAAAATTGGCTGACTAGGAGGAAACTATGGCCATTACTACTGCAATGTGCAACTCTTTCAAGCAAGAACTGCTCGGTGGATTGCATGATCTCGATACGGACTCTTTGAAAATTGCATTGATCAAAGATTCTCCGACCGGAACATACGGTGCTTCTACAACCAACTACTCAGACGTTACAGGAAACTCTGACGAGGCCAGTGGTACAAATTATACCACAGGTGGTCAGGCACTCGACGGTGCAAGTATTTCTCTTGATGGTTCTACTGCAATTGTAGACTTCACCGATGAAGTATTCACTAACGTGACGGTATCTACTGACGGTTGTATCATTTACAACACCGCCAACTCTAACTCTGCAATATGCGTGATCGACTTTGGTGGTACGGTTAGTGCTACAGCAGGTGATTTGACCATCCAGTTCCCAACTGCAGACGCATCAAACGCAATTATCCGTATCGCGTAAGAGGTAAGCCATGGCTACCTACGGAACAGATGATGGTATCTATGGCATAGGTCTGTTTGGAACGGCCTTATACGGACGTGTGTCCGCAGAAGTATCCGTAACAGGACCCACTCAACTTATTACCCTGCTGACTAATCCCGGTATAAATATATTTGAAATCGATGTTTCAGAAATTATTTTAGGAACGGGTTTAGGTGCTACGGGGTCTACGGGGTCAGTATCACTGACTGCGTTCTCCAATGTCATTCCAAGCGGGGTATCTGCAACTGGATCTATTGGTCTTCCGCAGGTTAATAAGATTAAAAGGGTGGATACGGTATCTGCTACTGCTCTAGCAGGAAATGTAGAAGTTGATGTATCGGAGATTTTAGAGGGCACATCCGCAACATTTAGTGTAAATGCCGCCGGTTTAGACATTAGATCTATCAACTTTGTTCCTATCGACACCTCTGCTGACGCAACCGGTTCAATTGGTTCCGTAGGATGTAGTGTGGATGTTACACTGTCCGGAGTTGCAGGAAGCACTCAAGTACCTGCAGTTGAACCTCAAGTTACGGAAATTGTATCGGGTGTATCTGCCAGTGGTGCGATAGATTCTCTCACCCTGAGTGGCAAGGCAAACCATACATTAGCATCTGTTTCTGCAACGGGTTCATCAGGTACAGTCGAACCACAAGTAGTAGAAAGGCCTGTTAGTGTATCTATCGTAGGCTCCATATCTGTTCCCACACTAAACATCACAGATGTACTCGGGTCTGCGCTGGGCACCACATCGGCAGGAACCATAGTGGCATCCGGGGTTGATAATGGCATCGCCGTAGGTGATCGTGATCATCGTCGAGAAGTATATGTGCTTCCACAGAAAAATAGAATTGTGTACGTAGTTAGTCAGGTAGCATAACATGTCTTTAAAGTGGCCCAACAAAGATCCGGACGACGTGCTAGACTACAGCATAGACTGGTCACGTTTTATCGGAACTGACACTCTTTCCTCCGTGTCGTGGTCGATACTAGATTCTAGTGGCGTCGAACAGACGTGGACAGCTCCTAACACAATCAACGGGTTGCAACTGGTTAGCGAAACAAATAACAACACTGTTGCGACAATCCAAATTGGCCTCGGTACGAACAACACTGTGTACGATATCTTCTGTGAGGTATCACTCTCTCCTAGCAACAGCAGTGCGAAACGTAAAATTAGAATCAGGGTGCAGGATCAATGAGCTACGATTATCTAGGCCTTGTGAATGATGTTTGTGGGCGATTAAACGAAACCCCTCTGACTTCGTCTAACTTTTCTAGCGCCTCATCTATCTATACGCAGATAAAAGAATCGATAAACGCATCTATGCGGCATATCAACCAGTCGCATTTTAACTGGCCTTTTAATCACGTGGAAGAGACTATGACTCTATCCGCAGGTGTGGCCAGATACGCTATCCCATTTGACGCCAAAGTCATAGACTTTGAAACATTCCGCATTCGTCGCGACACGAACCTAGACGTTGGTAACGCACGTCGCCTCAAACCTCTTTCATACGACGAGTACGTGGACTTACACATAGATCAGGAAGATGAGACAGATACTTCCAAAGGTAGTGTGCCTGAATGTATCGTTCGTTCACAATCTGAAGAATTCATTCTTTACCCCTTTCCTGACAAAGCGTACGAACTTACCTTTGAATACTTCACTGTTCCTGCAGATCTGGTAAACGTTACGGATGTACCACGCATTCCCGAGCGTTTTCGCCACGTAATCGTAGACGGGTCTATGTACTATGCATATATGTTCCGCGACAACTTAGAGTCCGCTACTATAGCCCAACGTAAATTTGATGAGGGCGTTAAGGACATGCGAACTATTCTTACCAACGAATACTTCTACATAAGAGCTGTGTGAGATGCCGGATCGGATTCAAACATATCCGGTTCAGTTTGAAGGGGGTCTGGTAACCAACCTTTCCACCCTTCAACAAGGTTTGAAAGCACCCGGTTCGGCTCGTACTCTGATAAATTTAGAGCCATCTGTCGAAGGTGGATATCGTCGTATCGAAGGCTTTACAAAGTTTGACGACAATCAATTGAGCGGATCTGGTTTAGTACGCGGCTTAACCGAGTATCGTCAAAAAGTATATGCCGCTCGTAACGAGCACTTATATCAATCGGCTGGATCTGGTTGGACGCAGGTTACTGACAACGCTAGTTTCAGTAGCACAGGCATAACTCTAGATGATTCTGCTAACAAAGTACGATTTACCAAAGTAAAATTCGGTCTGCTCAATAAGAACATCGTGATTTTTGATGGTGTCAGTAGGCCATTTTTATTTGATAATGTGGCTTTGACTGAGATCACTGGAGGACCACAAAACGCCGCTCTGGGGGTTGAGTTTAAACATCATCTGTTTATAGCGGCTAAAGCTACGCTTGTCTTCTCAGCTCCATACAGTTCTACAGACTTTACACCAGCTAGTGGCGCTGGTACAATTACACTAGAGGACGAAATTACAGGGCTTTCTGTATTTAGAGATCAGCTTATAGTTTTTACAAAAAGAAGCATTAAATTTCTTACGGGCAGTAGCATTGGCGACTTCACCATTAGCCCAATTACAGATGATCTGGGGTGTGTAGAGTTTGATACCATACAAGAATTTGGCGGAGACATTATGTTTATGTCTCAAGACGGTTTGCGGTTATTAAGCGGTACCGAAAGAAACAATGACTTTGGTTTGGGATCTGTATCCAAGGCTATACAAAGTGAAGCTACCGATTTTCAAAGATTTTCCTCGTCGTTTCACTCTATTTTGCTCAGAGAAAAGAGTCAATACAGAGTGTTCGGGTTTAACGTAAACTTCTCTGACGAATCTTCACGAGGTATCATTGCCACATCTGTTATGCAGGGGAACAGTCAAAACATCGCATGGGCAGAGACTCGCGGTATAAATGCCTACGTGTGCTATAGCGAATATGTGGCTAATCAAGAAGAGTTTTATTTCGCTAACGACGATGGATACGTATATGAGATGGAGTCAGGGAATTCTTTCGACGGTAAGAATATCCCATTCACATTCTCCACTCCATTTCTTCCGATAACTGATCCGGTAACTAGAAAGACTATTCATTCAGTCGATACGTATCTAGATCCGCAGGGTTCTTACAATTACGACATATCTCTTCGTTTTGATTTTAACAATTCAGGAGTCGTACAACCTGCTCCTATAGAGGTACGAAACAACGTGACAACCGCTAACTACTACGGTCTTTCAACCTACGGTACATCCACTTTTGGGGGTTTCACTGAATTTGTGTCATCTACTCCGACGACAGGATCAGGAGATGTAGTTAGCATAATATTTGAGGGAGACTCGACTGACCCTCCATTCGCTTTTGACTCAGTCGTCATACAGTACGGACAATACGGTAGAAGGTAAAAATTATGGGTACTGGCTATACAAGAAACGATACGGGCAACAACATTGCTGACGGTAACGTGATTAACGCTTCGGATCTCGATGGCGAGTTTGATGCCATTCAGAGTGCTTTTAACGCCTCCGCAGGTCACAGCCATGATGGCACGACGGGCGAAGGACCTCAGATAGAAGGGGCAGGTATCGCAGACAATGCCGTAGCCTTGGGTACAAAAACAACGGGTAACTACGTTGCAACGGTAGCCGCAGGTACCGGTATCGCTATTTCTGGATCGGGTGTTGAAACTGCCGCAGTTACCGTTTCAGGTACGAATGCTTCTACGACTGCCAAGGGCATTGCCCAGTTTAATGCAACTGATTTTTCTGTTTCTGCCGGTGTGGTTACTTTGAACAAAGACCCGAGCATCACCTTGACTGGTAACGTGACCGGCACGGGTACAATGTCCAACTTGGGAAGTGTGTCTTTTGCAACGACAATTGCAGACAATTCCGTGGCTCTCGGCACAAAAACCACAGGTAACTACGTTGCTACAATTGCAACGGGCGCTGGTCTGGATGGCTCTTCTTCCGCAGAAGGTGGTACACCCACAATTTCCCTCAATCTCAACGAGCTTGATACCTCTACATCTAACGGCGATGGGGACTTCTTCGTTGTTCTTGATTCAGCCGGAACCCAGCGCAAACTCACTAAGGGCAACGTCAATATCTCCGGATTCAATAATGACTCAGGCTTCACAACCAACGTAGGCGACATCACTAACGTCAGCGTGAGCAATGGCCTCAGTGGGGGCGGCGCGTCGGGTGATGTATCCATATCTCTGGACAGCGATCTCAGAGGACACGTCACTCAATTTGGTCAGGATACCAACGACTTCATTAGTGTGGGTACCACCACCATCGATTTCCAACTCGACGGCAACCTCGACATGCGCCTCGAGAACGATGGCGACCTGCACGTTGACGGAGACGTGATCGCGTTCTCTACAACCACCTCCGATCCTCGACTCAAAGACAACATTCAGCCTGTCGAGGGTGCATTAGATAAGGTCGCAAAACTTACTGGCTATACCTTTAATTACAAGGTGGACGGTCGTGAGTCAGCCGGTGTCATGTCTACGGAAGTACGCGAGGTTCTTCCCTCCGCTGTTCGTGAAACGACTCTCCCCCTCAAGTCTCCAAACGGCGAAGATGACACTACAGAGTACGACGTTGTGCAGTACGACCAACTTCACGCCTTGCTCATCGAGGCGGTCAAAGAACTCACCAAGCGTGTAGAGAAACTGGAGGCTAAGTAAGATGGCACTACAGGGTTCGGGCGAAATTAAACTATCGCAGATTGCGGCAGAGTTTGGCGACACTGCCCCACATAGCATGTCCGAATTCTTCCGCGAAGGTGGCCTTGTACCCGGTAACAATACTAACGTGCCCACGTCGGGTCAGATCGGTATACAAAATTTTTATAACGCGGTAAATGAAATTGGAGTTACCGCATCTGCCGCCGCCGCTGTAAACCTTTCTACAACCTTCGGTGCAAACTATGCCACAGCCGTACCTAAGAGATTTACAATTAACTCAGGCACGACCATTGGCACCCTGACTATCCCATCTGGTATGGGCGGAACTCTAGAAATTGACAATGCGGGTGAAATCGTAGGTACATCTGGTTCTGCTGGTACGGGCGGAGCTGGTGGTGCGGGCGGTAACGCAATTGAAGCCAGTGTTAGCTTTACTTTGAACAACACTGGCGCTGTCCGAGGCGGCGGCGGTGGTGGTGGCCGAGGTGGTTCTGGCGGTACGGGTGGTACAGGCGGTGGTGGTAGCTTTACCACGACAAATACCTCTGATACGGGGTTTGTTTATAACTCAAATAATAGATATGTTAACATGCATTTTCAAGTGGATCAGGGCGAAAGACAGGGCGGCGCAAATTTAGTAAGATTCAAATTTGATGGGTTTCAGAGGGATTTTTCCAGTAACCAAGCAAATATAACTTCAACAACTTCAGGTAACAGCACATATACCAAAGGTAGTTTAGCGTCATCTTTTGGATCAGTCGATCGTTTTAGAATCCGTCGTGTAACTAACACAACAAACACAGTGAACACAAACGGAGGTGCCGGGGGCGCTGGCGGTGCCGGTGGTGCTGGTGGACGCGGTCAGGGATTTGGCCTATCTCAAGTGAACGGATCTGGGGGTGCAGGAGGTGCTACAGGTGCCAATGGAGGAACAAACGCTGGCAGGGGTGGTACAGGTGGTACAGGCGGTACCGGGGGCAACGGTGGTACGTTCGGTAACGCAGGTGCGTCAGGCGCTACAGGTAACACAGGTGCTACAGGTAATAACGGTAACCGCACCAATGGTTCTGCTGGTTCCGGTGGTGCTGGCGGATCTTCTGGTGGTGCCGCAGGTAAGGCTATCAACATGAGTTCCGGCACGGTAACTATCAACAACACAGGTACAATTAACGGAGCAACAAGCTGATGATTCATCAAGACTACCAAATTGACGAAGTACACGTATATCCAGAACTAAATGGCAGACAAAATGTTATTGAGCGCGTTGTTTGGATTCTTAATTTTCACGATGGGGATTTCACAAGCTCGGCAAACATAGAAACGTATTTAGAAGTTAGCGGCGATCTCGATGATTTTATCGACGCTGATGATGTCACAGACGAGCAAATATATCAGTGGGTTCTTGAAAAGCAGGGAGGCAATGCTTTTTTAGATATGTTGCTACAGATGCACACTGAAAATTTAACTGAGCTTAAAAAACAGGCGCAACTTGTTCAACTAAGACCGGGTTTATAATCATGATGTCAGACTTAGGAAATCTTCTTGTAGATATAGTGTCTGACATGTTTCCTGTTGACGATGTAGCTCTTTTTCTATCAGGGGGAATCGATTCAACCACAGTAGGATTGGCCTGTCATCATGCCGGTAAACGAGTACACGCATATACTTTTGACGTGGATGGTATAGAAAATTACGACTCTACCAAAGCAAGAGAAATAGCTGACATAATGGGGTGGAGACACACATCCGTTACCCTTACAGACGATGGTAGACAGCAGGAAGACGTAGATTATATGCAGTCGTTTGGCTTTTGTTCGGACAGACCGAGCAGAATAATACAGCTCTATCCTCAATATAAAACTTTACCTCACATTACCGAGCAGTATGTAACAGGGGGCTTTGGTCAGAGCATTGCAAAATCAGAACTGGAGTATTCTAATAACCCACTCAGGATTTATCCTAGTATAGATGAAGTTCGAGAGGATAAACTCAGAACTATTGAAGTGACACGTCAGTTAGAACAGTGGCTTGATGCACTATCACAGCCGTTTGGTATAACGACTAGATTTCCATTCTTGGATACTCGTTTTAAAGACTATTTTTGGAATTGGACTTATGTTGAGGCTACAAAAGGATATCCTAAACATTACTTCCATAATGCATTTCCAGAGTCACAGAATAGAATTTTTGGAAAACTAAGAGTTTTGGGTCATTGTGAACCGGATACACAATGGCATGTCTGTACACATAGGCATCTTGTAGGGTACTATTAAGCTAGTTTAGTCTTTTTATAGAAAGGTGTACCTTATGACTAATGAAGTTGAAAATAAAGAAGATACTATCCTTAAGATGTCAAATGGCTTTGTAGTTGCTAACAAGATGCCCGTTAGAAATCACGTAAGAAACTGCGACATCGCTATATATAATCATATGTTTAGTCACGAATTCTGTGATTTGTTGATAGATTGCTATGAACAAGGGAAGTCTTTGAGATATGATTATGATAGACAGTCGACAGAAAATAATATTCACACCACAGTTAAAAAAGATACAACGGTAAATTTAATTGAACCGGGGGAAGCAGATCTTTTTATACCAAAAGAAAATGACGAACATTATAAAGAAACTAACACAACTTCTTATAGAATTTTTTGTGAAGGTTTTAACGTAGCTCTATCATATTATATAGAAGATTCGCACATGTGTGATGAAACATCAAGGCTTCTAAAAGTAGACGGTATCAAGTTACAAAAAACAAAACCTTCTGAAGGTTATCACGTCTGGCACTACGAAGCCGCTGAACATGAAACAATGAATAGAATATGTTTCTTCATACTGTATCTGAACGACGTGGCGGAAGGTGGAGAAACTGAGTTTCTAAAACAGAGCATACGTGTTGTACCGGAGAAGGGTACATTGATTATTGCACCTGCAAATTACACCGCAATGCACCGAGGCAATCCCCCATTATCCAATGACAAATACATCCTAACAGGATGGGTGACTATCTAATATCCATTGAAAACGCAAGTCTACACCCTTAGAATATAAGGTAGCGCAACGTTACGGAAGCATCGATGACAGACGAACAACTCCAAGTAATTATTGACCAAGCCGCAGAGAAGGGTGCTCAACGCGCCCTTCAACGCGTTGGTCTCAGTGACGAGGACGCAGGCAAGGACATCCACGATCTCCGCGACCTGATCGATGGCTGGAGGTCGATGAAAAAAACCGTAGGCACAACCATTACGAAAATGATGACCACGGCACTCCTTGCGGCCCTTGCAATGGGCGCGTGGATGAAGTGGGGTGGAGGAGCAAATTGATGCGCAAGATCAACAAAATTATTGTCCACTGCACCGCAACCCACGAGGGCCAAAATGTCACTGCCAAGCAGGTAGACATGTGGCACAAGAAACGCGGCTGGTCAGGCATAGGCTACCACTACCTCATCGGCTTGGATGGCACTATCGAAGAAGGTCGCCCTCTCGAGCAGATCGGTGCACACACCAAAGGCCACAACCGCAACTCCATCGGCGTGTGCTACGTAGGCGGCTTGGATAAGGACGGTAGCCCGAAGGACACCCGCACCGAGCAACAACAGGATGCCATGCTCAATCTGATCATGGACTTGAAGGAACGCTTTCCCGGCGCGTCAGTCCACGGTCATCGTGAGTTCTCAGCGAAGGCTTGCCCCTGCTTCGATGCCAAAGAAGAATATAAAAACGTAGGCAACGTACGCAAGTCACTTGCCCAGTCCACCACAGTTCAGGCCTCTGGTGTGGCAATCGCCTCCGGTGCAGGTACGGCCATATCCACAGTCAGTGGCTTGGATGCCAATGCTCAGTACATCGTACTCGTATTTGCTGGCCTGATTGTATTGGCTGGCTTGTGGATCATGCGTGAGCGCCTCAAGAAGTGGGCCAACGGAGATAGGTGATGTGGCTTCTGAACCTGATACCCGGCCGGATACAGTACTACCTCATTCTTGCGGGTGTGCTAATTGCTGGTATCTTCGGCGTCTATTGGTCTGGTGGGCAGAACAAGAAGAGGGAAATCGAGGCGAAGCAAGACAAGAAGCGCATCAAGAATATGAAGGTCGCAAAGGAAATACAAGATGAAATTAAGGCACTCGATGATGGGAATCTGCGCGATCGCGCTTCTAAGTGGGTGCGCCGCAAGTAGGGGCGACTCGTATTGCGACCTGTCTAGCCCCCTCTATTTCGCGTCGCAAAACACTCCGGACTATCTGCAAGAGAACGACGAATCTTTTCTCCGTGACGTAATTACCCACAATGAGACTTGGCAATCTATTTGTCAGAAGGATCTGTAAAAACAATGGCTACCCAGACTGAAAAAGCAAAAACCCCCGGAGGCACGGAAGTCGATGTCCCCGTAGGTTCTAAGGTAGATGAGATCGTCGCCAAGCCGGATCAGCTCATACCATCTACCACAGGCCAGCTCGGCACCTTAGCCGAGGCTACCACCGCACAGGCCAAAGAGACGGGCTTGGAAGTAGCAACCCCCACTGCCACTCAAGGTGTTGGTCAAATACAGGCAGTTTCTGAAGTTGCTCCGGACATTGCTAAAATAGGTGGTCCGACCGTCACACAAGGTGCTGTTAGCCAGCAGGCTCAAGTAACCCCTGTTCAAGGTACCGTGTCGCAACAGGCGATTGCCAAAGCGGCTACTGAAGAGCTCGATAAAAAAGCTACGATGGAGTATCAGCTCGATCAGCTTTATAAGTCTCTCGACGGCACTTCTCCTCCTCCGGCATGGGCATCTTCAGCAATTAGGAAAGTAAACGGGATTATGAACGCCCGTGGTATCGGCGCGTCATCGATGGCATCGGCGGCAATCACCCAAGCCATCATGGAATCCGGGGTACCGATTGCGGCGCAGGATGCTCAAAAGTACGCAAACATCCAGCTACAAAATCTAACTAACAAGCAACAGACTGCCCTCCGTAATGCAACTACGTTTGCCTCTATGGACATGGCTAATCTGAACAGTCGTCAACAAGCCGCCGTGATGAATGCTCAGTCGTTCCTCGCTATGGATATGGCTAACCTCGACAATCAACAAAAAGCTAACCTGCTCGACTATCAGACCTACGCCTCATCTCTTTTGACGGATACGGCGGCAGAAAATGCACGTAGGCAGTTCAACGCGAAGTCAGAAGCGCAAGTAGAGCAGTTCTTTGCCGAACTCGGGGCGCAGGTTGAAGCCGCAAACACTGACCGTGTTGCGAGCATGAGCCAGTTCAACACCACGCAATCAAACGCCATGGCTCAGTTTAACACACAGACAAAAGATTCGCGTCAGAAGTTTGAGTCGAACATGGCATTTGCGATTTCGCAGTCGAATGCGGCGTGGCGTAGGCAGATCAATACAATCAACACCGCCGCTCAGAATCAATCAAACATGCTCGCGGCTCAACAGCTCTACGGTCTGAGTATGCAGGAATTGTCCAACGCGTGGCAAAAAGAACGCGATGACGCCGCCTACTCCTTTAAAGAATCTGAGAATGAAAAAGATCGGGCACAACAGACAGCCATTGCCGCTATGGAAATTGAAGCGGAGATGCAGATTGCTGACGATAGTAGAGACTATCAGGGGACGGCCTCTTTGACGACGGCAATTCTCAACGTAATCGAAGGAATCCTAACGCCCTAATGCGAGGTAGAGAGACATATGTTCGATAGTATTGTAAATTTTATTTCAGATAGCTTCTCTTCAGAAGGGGGAGGTTTCTTAAGTGCACTCCTCCCGAGTAAGGCAGGTATAGTTAACTTTATAGACGACCTATATAGAGGACCGGCATATGCAAATCCTCCATCTTCTATTGGGCGAAACTACAACTGGGCCGCACAAGCCGCAGACTACATTCTCGGCGCACCCGGCGGTCCTATGGCAAGTAGCCTCACACAAGACCTCTTCGGTAAAAACATCAACGAGCTAATATCCTCGGGCATAAAAGGGTATACCGGGGCAACTGCCGCTGGTAAGCAATCCGCTCCTCAAGGGTTTGCAAGCCCTAATCTTAGTCTCTCCGTACCAGCAATTAGGACGGACAAAACACAAGCTCAATCAGCGCCGGGATACAGAGACCCAAGAATAAAAGATATTCTGTCTGGGCGGGGTAGGCAATACAAAGGCTCTCAGATCAACAGGGTAGGAGAATCAGCCGTGGCCATGGCAACGGTGCGACGTGGTCAGCCTACCATCCGGATGTCCGGTGCCCGCGTCGGTGTACGTCCTACCACCAGAACTTCATAAAGGTACATAATCAATGGCTCGTAGAAGAATCCAAGAACGTATCTTTGAAAGACCTATACCGGGAGCATCTCTCGCTGTAGATAACGATGATTTTCCGTGGTCTAAACCACCTATGATTTCAGATCCGGACGACGCAATCACACACGTCCTTAACAAATTTGAAATGCCTAAAGCGCGAGCTTCGATCGTAGAGACGATGTTGATTGGTGTCCCCATCGAAGCTATTGTTACGGGCATAACCAAACAGCTATTTCAGATTGGTCTCATTTCCGTGGACACCATGCTAGTCATCCGACCCCCTCTGGCTCTCTACCTGACAGACCTCGCCGAGGGCATGGGCATACCCTATAAGCTATTTGCTAAAGAAGACGCGGGCGTGATCCGTAGTGAGAATGACGAAAATATCCTGCGCGGTATCAAGACTGCTTTCCCAGATGTGTTCGAAGCCCTAGGCGAAGAGCTCAACAAGCAACTACGGGACGGTGCCGTTATGAGGGAATCCGCCGAAAAGATAAACGAAGAAAGTTTTGTTGGATCTAACAACAAGGAACCTAGCGATGAAGTTTGATTTGGGAGGCGCTATTTTCGGTGCCACAAATTTTGTCAATCAAAAGTTTGAAGAGAGGCGCATCGCTAAACTTCAGCAGGCAGAGCGGTTTGGAGATCAACAGAAGATAGCTCTGACGCTCGGTAAAGATCTTCCCGCTGATAAAATGGGCCCGTACGTTGCAACTGTCTTGGGTGCGCAGAGCGCGGAAGACTTGCAAGAAGGTTTTAAACTTTTAGGTACCTACAACTCAGTTGCAAACGATGAGGAATATTACAATTTTGGCGGCAAAGCTCGCTTTGCAAAATTCAATGCGCGTGAGGGCGACGGTGACGAAAGGACGCTCGGAATTGCTTCTGATTTTGATCTGTTTATAAAAAGCCCTGAATTTGAACAGTGGCGTAGCACCGCTACTGATCAACAGCGCCAAGCATTTAGTAATACATTATTTGATGTACATAACCAGCTCTACGGATACTTTGATGAGAGAAATGCAGACGGTACTAGGAAATTTCCTAATCGTTCCCCTGCCATACTCTATCCGGACTCAGATAAATTCTTAAAAAATTTCTTAAAAAATCAAGGACAATTACAAGACTCTAACGGTAAATCCTTCGCTTATAATCCAGAAAGTAACAGACCAGAACCTCTAAACGACGCAGGTAAAGCTCCTTCCGAAGAACTAGCTGAAGATTTTATGGGTTTAGGGGCTGGTACCCAATTATCAAGTTACTTTACAAAGAATCCGATATACATTTCAAGAGCTCTAAAAAATCATGGCGCTACACCAAATCAGATAGCCCAGCTTAAAAAAAATCCGGAAGAAGCAACAAAATTCATCATTGGTCGCGTTGCACAACGCAGTGGCACGGCTCCGTATATACAGGAGTTTGCACAAGAATTTATGAAGCTTCCAATCGCTGGTCAGATCCTTGCAAATGGTTCACTCGATAGGGGTAATAACGCAAATGTGGCAATGTTCCAGAACTTTGCAAACAACCTCCTACTCAATCCTAATCTAAATGCAGTGTCAATTACCAAGGGTCTCTCGGCGTTCATGCCTTTGGAGTATGATATTGATATTCCAAGACCAGATAGGACGGGCGTGAACACCTTTTCTCCCGTACCTATGAAAGATAAGTATATAAATGCATTTACCAACACGGTTGGAGATCCTGAAGATTTTCCAGAGCGTTTAGAAAACTCACGTAGGAGCTTTCAAACTGTTCAAGACCTCTACAATGCTCGTAAAGAATTGGACCAGAGCAACCTAGAGATTTTGGTAACCAAAGGGATAGACAACGCAAACAGTTTCTTAGAAATTATTAAAAATGATACAGAACTATCCGATTCTGCAAGAAATTACTTAACTGAAAAACTCGGAACATTGACTGACGCTGAAGCATATGGTACTAAAAAGCGAGACTACCTCTTGTCCCTTGCGGATATCAAGGCTTATGAGCTTGCTTACTACAGGGCCAAAGCACTCGAAGGTACTGCCGCCCGACTATCTGAAAAAGATTTTGAAAAGTCGCTACAAATCATCAAAGGATCTCTGCCTGAATCTAAAGGACGTACTATGGAACGTCTCGGAATTTTGCTTGACGAAGCCAAGTTTCAATATGGACTATTTCAGAATGTCAGCGAAGATCTACGTAGAATACCACAGCTATCCTATTATCAAGATTCGGACACGAATGCTACAATCAATCAGTCCTTGAGAAACTTGAAGGCTAGTGGACTAGTACTCGATTCCCTTCGAGCTAGAGATGCAGGTTTTAGATCTGTTGTATTAGACCCGAATCAGGCTTATAATCAACGTCCCGATGTGAAATTGAAATCCGGCATTAAGTTGCCTGACATGGCTCCGGATAGTCGTATTGAAATTAGTCAAGCAGTTGATGAGAACGATCAGCCCGTGTTATCTCAGGGAGATCCCAAGATTCTCGATGGTGTATTCCAAGTAGAGTACACGGATATCAACGGTGAAAATAGAAAGCTAGCTATTGGTAGTCAATCCTTGCAAATGATTAAGGTCGAACAGCCAGCCCAACCTGCTCCGGCAGAATCGTCTCCTCAGGTTGCTCCTACACAGCCAGCAGGTGCTGACAATCAAGAAAATCAACCCGCAGGAATTATCATCACTCCCCCGGGTGAAAAAAAAAATCAACCGATAGGTGACTCTCAACCTGTCGAAGAACAACCGAAGGAAGATCTAGAACTGCCTGCCATTGAACCTGCTACGATACCAGATGCTCAACCCGCTTCGTCACCAGCTCCTCAACCTATCGGGAAGCCCGTTTCTGAGGACGTCGTACCTACTACTCCTGTATCTGCAAGTCCCGTTCGCGATGTCCCTATGAATAGACAGGGTGTTATCGACATCATATTGGCCGACGAAGCAAATAAGCGTAGACGAGAACGTGAGCAAGCCCGTACAGAGCAAGATGCCGAACGGGCCCGACAACTCGCACGTATGAGGGGCGAGCCCACAGACACTGATGAGATAGCTCGCCAACAGGCAGAGGCACGTAGGTTGGCATCCGCAGAGTTTGACGCCGCAGGTATGAAAGGGGACGAAGGGCCGGACGGTCTCGTACCTCGTCCCGTACCAAGGCCCGGAGGTAGCACACCTTTCCCCGTTCCGAGGCCGGAGGGTTTCGTACCTGAACAGGCTGACGCTCCAAAGCCTGCAGATATTCCTGAAGGATACGTTCCACTGGAGACTGAGTCAGACGTAAAGAGAAGTGTGGTAAACTCTTTGAAAGAATTCGGTATCACAAGTCCAAGAGCACAGGCGAATATAATAGGCATGATAGCCGGGGAATCCGGAATGAGGCACGATGCAGTTGAAATGAGTTACAGAAATACTTCAGTTTCACAGATACGCAGAGCAATGGGCCGAAGAGCAAGTAAGTTTAGCAACGCAGAACTGAATGAACTTAAAAAAGACGATAAGGCATTTTTTGATGCGATGTACCCAGAACTAGGCGGGTACGACTACAGAGGTCGAGGCTACATTCAATTGACCGGCAAGCGTAATTATAAAGCGATTGGAGATATCATCGGAGTTGATTTGGTGAATAACCCAGATTTGGTTCTTAGGCCTGATATTGGGTTAAAAGTTTTGACCGCATTCTATGTGCTTAGAAGCAAAGAAACCGGAAAAGACTTGGATGACATGACGAATGTATATACTCTAACCTACGGAGCTAACCCATATACCATGAAAAAGGGATCTGCTCAGAGGGATATGAGAATTAAAGATCTCGACAAACGAAGTAAAGAAGCTAACAGCGTATACGAACAACTTGAAGCAGGCGCTCTCGATAGAGAAGAGGATCGATAATGGACCCGATCAAACCCGAAGAACAACAAGACGATACCAAGCCTGAAATCGTAGTGGAAAAGGCTCCTGCTCCCGGAGAAGAAGATGAGCAAGACTATGTAGAACAGGCACTTCAGGCTCGTGGTCTCAGGCCAAAGGTCCAAGACGTTGTCGAGGATGTGAGTGAAGCTGTCGTAACATCTCAGTTTGCATCTCCTGAACAGACAGCAGGGGGCATCGAGGGCCTCAAGGCTCGTGCCGCTACCGAAGAAT